TTAGGTAAATTACCTGATGATAACTTTAAGTACTTACCTGAAGTAGTTTACAAATTTGGTGAAAAGGACAAAGACAATCCTAGAGTGGAAATCATCATAGAAACGCTAGAGAATTCCATAGACACTGTCTAACATTTCAGATGATGAATCACTAAGCTTACTTTTATAGCCTCTAAATACTCGATTTAGGGGCTTTTTAGAGGATATATGGAAAAAGCCTTAGATACCCAAGTAGGTGGTGTACACTATAAGTCTAAAGCCATTCAACCGGTAGAGTATATCCATGCCAATGGTATTGGATATTTTGAAGGTAATGTTATTAAGTACGTTACCAGATGGAGAGATAAGAATGGTGTACAGGATTTAGAAAAGGCTATCCACTACCTTAAATTATTAATTGAACTGGAGAACAATAAAAATGCTGATAGTACTATCAGGAAATGAGTTACAAGAAGTTGTAACTAAACATTTGGAAGGTATCTTCCAAGCTGGAATTAAATCTTTATCTGTTGCAGCAGGTGAATTGACTGTTATTGTTGAAGTGGAGAAAGATCAGACTCAAGAAGTAACTGTATCTTTACCGAAAGAAGAACAAGATACTACGCCTAAACCAAAACGTAGACGTAGAACCAAAGCAGAAATAGATGAAGATTCTGAAGATACTGACGTAGAAGTTGAAGTAGAACCTTCTACTCATTATGCAGAGTTACCTTCTATCTCAGAAGAAAACAGAGATAAGTATACTAAAGTATTAGAGTTACTTAATACTAATGTTCGTGGTTCAAAAGACCAAGAAATTGAAGAGTTAGTAGCTACTTTAGACGCTGATACTGTTTTATGGGTTAGCAATAATAAAGCATACCAATTATGGTTAGGTAATCGTGTACAAGCCAAAGCAGTAGAAGAAATTCCAATTCCAGAGTTACCTACAGATGATGTAGCAGAACCTCTGAAAGAGGAACTTCATGCTTTAGGTAAACTACAAGAAGATCCTTCTGCTTCATTAATTGCTGAAGTAGCAAAAGAAGAAAACATCACTGAAGAGCCAAGTCCAAGAAGTAATATGCTATTTGGATAATTCTTATGTGCAGGCTATGTAAATTAATTTTACTGATACTCTTAGTCTGCCTTATAGCTGCACCAGTAGCTATGGTCTTTGGCTCAACAGTAGCATTAATTGTATCAGTAATAGGTATGCTTTATGTGTTTGAACATTCCTCAGAGAATAAACGGTAGATATGCAGGATTTCTTAAAATATTTACTACTTACGGAGTTGATGAATTTCCTTTAAAAGAGGAAGAACTATGTGATGTCCTTAATAGTATTATTAAATACAATTTTAAAGGGAAACATCTAGATGACTCTGAAATTTATCCCACAGGAATGTTTAATATAAGCTGTCCTATTGGGGATTTAGATAAACTTTCTGAAAAGTTCCATACACTTGTATGGGCATATAAAGCATCTGAAATTACCACATCTTGTCATATCATTTTATATAATGAGGTTTTAAATGAAAAATTTAGTAAGAGCAGTTAAACATATGCTCGTAGATTTAGAGTTAAACCAACAAACTCTAGCAAAACATTTAGAAGTAAGTACTCTAACTGTTAGTAAATTATTAAACGAAAAAGCTACTTTAGATACTCTTCTTCGTTTATATAAATTTAGTACGGAAAACTATGTAGACATTGCTGGTTATGTAGTTGATGTATTAGTACGTCATTATCGTGTACTTCCAATTCCTGCTCATTCAAGTGAACAAGCAATTCAAACTGCTTACCACACTTTAGTGTCTTTTGATACTTTTGTAGACCAACAACAAAAAGTAACAGAAGCACTAAAACAACCTGAAGAACCAGTAGAAGTTAGAGCTGGTACTCCTTCAGACGCATAAGCCTACAGCCCCGTGTGGGGGCTGTTAAAGCTCTCAGTAAAAAAAGTAAAGATCTCCTACTTTACATTTTTTACGCTAACCATTTATAATGGGCTTACTCTGTAAAGAGTAGTTGCCCATTTTCATGGGGATTTCCTTAGTAAAAAGTAAAAGACCAGTTTCCTGCTCTGGGTTATAAAAGCAGGACTCTTTATTGAGATGTCTATGTATTCACAACCCCAATTTGATTCTATTTGAATATCCTCCTGTATAGGCATCTCACTAAAGAGTAACACATTAATTTAATCTGAGTGAAGTGAGAGGGAAGTTATCTTCCAATTACCGTGTTACTCTTTACTTTTATGCTCCGTTCGCCTAATGGATATGGCAATTCTCTTCTAAAGAATTATAATACAGGTTCAAGTCCTGTACGGAGTGCCACTTTCTAGAATATTGGTATGATAGGTTCACTGATTAAAGGTTCGGTGAAATGCATGCCAGTAACAAAACCTGATCTAGTCAATTAGGTTAGTAGAATGACTACCTACTAGGTTTACTGGGATGAGTTCCATTGTAAAAACTCGTCTACCGAGGAAAGTTAGCTGAGATAGATTAGCGTTTGCCTGAAGAGCAGAAGAGGTTGGAGCATTACCAACACTTTCCACCATCCTAATATGTATTTAGGGTATATATCAGGATGGCTTATGCCATCACAATGTTGTTTTTTGATGGTTATAATCCAAAGTCCTTCTCTGAGGGACTTTTTTAGAGATACCTCCACTCGCCTTTACTTTGTTCATAGAGTGTTTCCTTTATCTGGTCAGAACAATCAGATTTGAGGTATCTCCAAAAAAGGATGTTTCCTTTGGTTTGACATACTAATAATCTTCTCGCTTAGCCACGTTAGTATGTCCTTTTTATTCTTTTTAATGGTATACTGTCACTATATCATTAAAAGATATTCAAATCTTTCAGAAAGTTTCCTACTAAAACTGAAAGGGGATTTGTCTTAAATGGTCCCGAATTATCCCACAAATGTGGGTTATTCAGGGGTAACGGTGTTAGAGTTGTGAAACCCATACAACCACGTCTGATTGAACGACATCAATTACAGTAAACGCTGTTATATGTAGGTATAAAAAGATTCGGTCCTCACTACCTTTCATACCTAGGATGATAAAAGTGAAGCATTGAAGGCGATTGGTAAGCCACCTACTTCTTGGTCAATTTCGAAGTAGTCGATGTAGGTTCGATTCCTACCAATGCACAAAACTGGGTGGGCATCCCAGTGCCTTGACAGTTTGCTGGTTCTGTATAAAAACCAGCACCTTTTTAATACCTTCTTTTATGACGAAGTTACTAAGCATATCAAGAAGTTCTAGACAACCCTTGCAACGATGTGATGTTGGAGAAGGTATTAAAATTTTTATCTTTCTTAAACCAGTCATAGGTTAAGACACAAGATATAGTGTGTGGAAAATAACGTTATTCTTATTATTTTGTGTAGTGACTGGTTTAAGAAGGGTAAAACCTTCAACTCACATATAGTTCTCCCTCCCTAGGAAACTAGGGAGTTTTTAAAAAAGCCATAGATTGCACTCCCAATTTAAGTAACCTTAAAATTATCCTTTTGTATACATTGCTTTCTATGGCTTCTTTAAGGACACATCATGAAACATTCTCTTCACATCCCAATTCAATCATATAAAGAATTCCAAAAGAAAGATTACGATATGGATCCGTCTTTAGTACAAGAACTAACAGACAAAATCGTAAGACTTCAAAATCTCAATTTAGAGCGTCATATACGTACTTTAGAGAATACCCTAGGGAAATGCCTTAGTGTAGATATAATAATCCTTCCATACGAATCCTATGACGTATATGAGATAACATTTAAAAAAGGAAAACAGACACTTCAGATTCCTAAACCAACATTTAAAGGTAAAGATTAACCATGCTACAAAGAACTCTAATATTTTTTGAACAGAAAGTAGCAGAAGTTATGGCATTAGAAACTTGGTGGACTTACTATGAGTAGTGTCTATGATAATGTATTTACTGAAGAAATAGGAAGATTCACTATTTACTGTAGGCAGTTCTACGATGATTCTTGGAGAGTATCTTTGTATTTTTATGGGGCAATTCATCAAGTAGCTAAATTTAAGAATAAAGAAGACGCTCTAATGTTTTTTGACCTTAAATGTAATGAACTAAAAAATTTAGTAGAGGAATGGAATGGTACTAGAGAAGAAAATGCTTATCTTGGGGATGATATACTTTATTCAACTTGACGTTGGATACCGAGTAGATTGGACAATGCCCAATGGATACTCATTTAAACGCTTCTTCAAAAACCATGATGAAGCAGAACTATTTTATGAACATAAATACCTCGAATTAATGCAATTCGAGAAATGGAAACATGGAGACTAATATGAAATTTGATTTAGAAGCAGCACTTAAAGGTGCTCCTGTTCGTTTAAGAAATGACAGTAAAGCTGTTGTATTTTTTGATATGTCTTCTGTTGGGAATAAGCCACTAACTGATTATCCTTTAAGAGGATATATCGTTAAACCTAATGGAATTGACCCTAGTTGTTGGACAAAAGAAGGAAGATTTGGATATCAAGGACCTGATGATTCTTACGATATTGTAGAAATGTGGGAAGATGACCCTAATGATATTCTGGCTACTGCTTACAACCAGAATAAGCGAGTATTTGTTGATAATTACCCTTATTTATGTGATGTAGTAGGTAAGCATAAAAATGGCAGTTGGTTACTTGAAACTGAAGGTCATATTTTCCAATTAGATAAAAATGCTAAAGTATATTTTAATGATACTCCTAAATCTGGGGATGTCAGAACTACCTTACCTTCTCCTATTAAAGTTACTGGAACCCAACGAGTTTGGTTTATTCGAGGGGGAGCTTTCTCTAACCAATTAGTAGTTGATTGTAAAACAGCTCAACCATCAGAAGCATTTATTAAACAAGGTAACTGCTTCAAATCCAAAAAAGACGCGTTAGCATGGATTAATGCATTAACAACCTTAGCAGGAAATGAATAATGATTGAATCAGTTATTTATGCCATTATTGGTTTAATTGGTATCTGTACTTCAGGTATATTATTAGGTTTATTTGTGGGTATTGCTATTAAAGTAGCTTGTTTAATTCTAGGAGTATCCTTATGAATACAGTAATTAGTGTTTTAATTGGTGTAGCAATAGGTGAATTAGTCTATTACAGAAAACCTACAACTTTATTCCATATCTGTACTTTTACTATTGCAACCATTACAGCGGTAAAAAACTTTGGAATTTTCCAATAAGGATTTTAAATGAATTACCCAGCAGAAATGTACTATTGGGTTAGTGTTGTTGCAGCACTTGATTTAATAATCATTCTAGGTGTTGTCTTAGGAGTATTTTCTCTTTCGTTTACTATTATGAATATATTCCAGAGTCCTGAACATCAAAAAGTATGGATTAAACTATCCATAATTTTAGCTATAGTAACTTTTATTTTTGTCTTAGCATGGATATTTATACCGCCTGTTGATTATATAAGAGCCATTTATAGATCTTAAATTCTCCTAATAAAAATCCCCCAATTAAGGGGGATTTCTTTTTATAGTAGATTCATTAACCAATGGGACTTGAAGTTGTCATAGATATTGTCAGCTTCAAAATGATACCCAGAATAGTCAAACCATAATCTTTGCTGTGGTACTGTTTGGATTATTCCTAATCCAGCATTTCTAGCCACATTACCACCAGCCCAAGTAGCTAAGGTTCTAAGAGAATTTCTACGTAAGTTTCTGTAGATAATTTTCTGAATAGCTAATTTGTAAGATAAGAACCATGTTAATCCCACTTTATTAGCCCAATCAAATTCTCTACCTCTATTCATAGAATAGTTCACAAATTCATCCCTTACCACATTCATAGCTTTTTCACTATCTACACCTTTACCTTGAGTTAAGTGTTGGTATAAAGCATATTTAGCCACAAAGTCACCATAGTCCATAAATTGAGACATAATGTTATGTCCTTTACTACCTTTATAAACCATAAGCGATTTAACTAGTTCAGGAGTATGCTTACGCATTTCCTTAATACCAGATTTTTCCATTGCTTTGGTTAAAAGAGAAAACTCATCATCTTCCTTAACTGTATCATTAGATAAGTCAGAGATAGATGTCAATAAACCAGCTCTAATTAGAGGAGCTACTGATAGTTTCTCTAGAGCTACTTCTAAAGCTCTTGCTTTAGCTTTATTACGCTCTTTCTCTTGAGGTGTAATACCATCTACTAGGATTGCATGTCTTGCTGCTAGAAGCTCTTTATGAAGCTCTGTATAGCGTTTAGCTTCTTTGTACCCTTCTAACATTAAAGGAGCAATCTTATTCACAGGAATACCTGTATTCCATAGATGAATTACGTTAGAGAGAATGTTCTGTAATGGAACAATACCACTTCTTACAAGCACATAGTCTTTACTTAGTGCTGCAACCTCACCAAAACCTCTTTCCAAATATTTCAAGAACTGAGCAGGGTTCATCCTAAAGAAATCTTGAATGATTACTGTAGCCACTGCTCTTACTGGTTTCTGAATGAAATCAGGTAATCCAGATTTGCCAGTAAAGATGTCTGTAATAGACGCTTGGCTGTAACCAATAATATTATCCAACTCATTTCTCTTCACATAGAGACCACCAATAGAATCAATGTAGTTTCTGGTTGCCATAGGTAACTGATAGTAGAACTCATTAATAGCCTTTTCAAATCTAGCATCTTCATTGCTATTTCCTTTAGCCTTATAGTTACCATCTAATTTCACATAACCAGCTTTATTAGAGTCTTTGTTATACGCCTCATTTAAGCGATTCACATATTCAATATTGTTATTACTAACAATACGTTCTTCCCCAATACGTGCATAGTAGTTACCAATAGACTCATAACCTTTTTCTACAGTTTCTTTGAACTGGTCTTTCAGTTTATTGTTAAGAGCAGCTTTAACCCCAGTAATTTTACCTAATCTATCCATGATTGGTTGATACATAGAGTCTGAACTTAAACCAGAGTAATAACTAGGATTACGTCTGATATTAGCCCATTCTTTTCGCATAATTTGTTGTACTGAATTACTATTAGCTCCTAAGTCTAAAGTTCTATCACCTAATTTTTCACCAGTAACAATATTTGCACCATTGATAGATGATTCAGTTAATGCTAATGCACCGTTAGTATAAGCAGTAGCCAAGGAGTTATTAGTAGTAAATACACTCTCCCCATTAGGAAGTGTAGCACTTACTTTATACCCTTGAAGACTTAAGCGTTTAGCAGTATCAAGATCATTCTTTTCAACAATTACATAATCTTGATGAGGGTTACGTTTAGAATGACTGTACCCATCATAACCAAACACACTAGAAGTATCTGTTTTACTACTAATATCATCCAATGTATTTAATTCTTGGTTGATATAGTTCATACCTTTAGGCTCATCTTTAATGAGTTTTTTAATCTCATCAACTTTCTTACTACCTAATTTATCTACGTTATGTAAAGCAACAAGAGCATCTACTGCTTTTCTTAAAGTATCTTTCTGGTCATCAGTTAGAGATACTCTTTCACCTGACATTTGGTTGTAGAGAGTTAAGCTAGTAATTGCTCTAGTATTAGGTAAGATACCTGTCATACTAGTATCGGAAGTTGCTTTAGCAGAACCAGTACGAATTAAGTCTGCTAGACCTTCTGCTTGCCATCTCAAGAAGTTAGTTAATCCTTCTTTATCTTGAACAGGAAGAGTGCTTACTACCTGATGTAGATTAGTATCAGCATTCTTAATCATTGACTTAATTTGACCATAGTTATTGATTGGGTCAAATGGATTAATACCCGAACCTTTCAATTTATAAACCATAGTACTCATATAGTCAGTAATAGTTTTATCCATTTCTGGACTAATACCATTAGAGAACTGTTTCTCAATATGAGCATTTACTGCATTACCAATCTTCTCACGAGTAGCTTCAGCCACAACTGACGCTTTATTCTGCATGTCATAGATGTAGTGAACATCACTATAAGAACCACGGAAATATCGTAAGATTTTACTTAGTAATGTTGGTCTGCCTGCTAAGTATGAAGTAGATTCAGCAAAATCTTGGAGAGCTTTGCCAATAGTGCTATCACCATCATCTGAGATATTATCACCACTTAAAATTACTCCTGCAGCTCCTACTAAAGTTTTTCCTAATACATCACTTGGAAGAGCTTTAGCAATATCATTAATGTCTTTAATAAGTTTAGATTTGGAAGCTTCTTTCTTAGCTTCTTCCATTTCTAAACCTAACTTATCTAAATGACCTAACTTATCTCTAAAGTTTACAGAACCAGCAATTAAAGCCAAGGATTCAAGCGTAGACGAATCTTTAGGTAAATCGAGTGCTCTTGTAAGGATAAAGTCATTTACTTTGTTTAAGGCTTTCTGAGAGCGTTTAGTATCGAATTTATTCTTCAATTCTTCAACAGTAGTAATTGCACTTAAGATTGCAGGAACATTGTATTCCTTGTCTTTAGCAAATACTGGACTGTTAAATACTGAATCATTAATACCTTTATCTGAGAAATCATAGCTATCCATGATGTCATTTACAACTGCAGTTGCAGTATTCACATAGTTACTATTACCACCCATGAAGTTAGCTTTAGCAGAAGCATATGCTAATCTGAAAGCACTCTCTTCAGCAGGAGATACTGAAATACCTGCATTTCTTAAACCAATCAAGAAATCATTGGTTTGTTTATCAGTATCATTGTTCTCAAGGGCTTCTTTTTCTTCAGTGAAGTTAGCCATATCTACAGTAGGAGCTCTGGTCTTAATTCTTTCCACTAATTCATTTAAGAAAGCTCTATGCTTATCAGATACTGGAGCTGATTGACTTACTGCCTCATAGTTAGCTACAGTTGAAGCTACAGAAGCATTACCTTCATCCACTTCGTTCTGTTTAGCATATTTAGTGGTATCCATAGTTAAGATATTAACTGCTCTTACCATATCAGCTAGATAGCTCTTATTAAGATTTTTGTGGTTAAATCCAAGTAGTCTATGGAAAGCTTTCATAAACTTATTAAGTAAGTCTTTAAATTGTTCCATTACTGCTTTAAAACCAGTTTCTTCTAGAACTTTACTTCTGTTTCTTAAACCACTAGATTCTAGTCTATTCAAGAATTCAGACTCAGTTAAACCATAAGCAATAAACTCTTTAATAGCTTCTGCTTTAGCTTTAGCTAAGGTAATAGCATCTACCTCTCTGGCTGTTTGAGGGTCAAATACATACCCAATATTAGCCATAGTAGCTCTTACTCTATCTAAGCTTCTATACGCAGAATTCACATCAAAATCACCGAATTCATGCATCTGTTTAACCATACTCATAACTCTAGAATCATGGGTAAAGAGTTTAGCCATGTCCTTAGCAATAGCTTCAATTAAGTTAATTGCTGCTGTTGTTTCAGGACTTGCTGTTCCTTTAGATAAGTAATGAGCATTAATCAGACTGTTTAAAGCAGCATGGCTTAACTCATGAACCAAGTCTTTCATATTACCTAGTTCAAACTGAACAGGGTTAATGTAGATACCTGCTAGTGGATGGTAGTAACCATTCAAGTTCATGTCTTTGACTTTGGTTCTTACATCTTCAGGAAGTTTACTTAAGAACTCATTGAAGTCAGTGAATACTTCTAGTTTTCTGTCATAAACTTTTTCATTATGTCTAACACCAGCTTCAAAGGCATTTAATAAAGAACCAAGAACTTTAGTGTCTAAGTTATCACCTGTTAAATTTTTTCTAATTGACTTAATAAGATCAGTAGCAGACTTAGTATATTCAGGTTTAGCTTCCATCTTATTAGTAGGTAATTTAAGAGGTAATGCACGAGCATGTTTAGCTCTAGCTTTCTCTAGTGCTTCTTGGATAATCTTATCTTGAGCAATGAATTCAGTAAGTGCTTTAGAGTCTTTTCTGAACGTAGTACTTTTATCTGGATGGTTAGTCATAAACTCATTGAATCTATTGATTGTATCTACTACTTTAGGCAAATCTTCACCATGGAAGTAACCATTGGAGATACCACCAAATTGGTTAACAATGACTGGTAAGTATTCACGTTCAATATCTTTCATAGCTAAGTTATCAATAGCTCTTTCTCTAGCTTTCTTAACAGAAGCTTCAAATAATGAGTATGAAGTAGGTAAGAATCCAGACTCAATAGAGTTATATTCTCTCTTAATCATGCGTTCTAGAGCTTCTCTAGCTGTCTTAGATGGAACATTATCGGTAGAACCATCAGAATCAATAACCTTGTCTAAATAGGTACGTACTGCTTCATAATCTTGGTTTACATCTTCATTATTAATGTACCAAGCAGAAGTATAAGCACCTAACATACCTTTCAATTTCTTAGCATCATCTTGAGTAAGAGCATTATTCAAGAATCTCTTCTCAATAGATCTAAATTCTGGAGCTGTATGCTCTAAGAACATCTCACCTACATTTGAACGTGCTAGTTTCTCATAGAAACTCTTCATTAATGAGTTATCTAAATGAACTTGGTTGGTAATTTCATTTACTTTATTACCTACAAAGTTACGCATGAATCCCCATACTTCTACACCATCATATACGTCAAGAGTAGGAGTACGATTCTTCTCCATTTCAATCGCTAGATAACCTTGAGTCGCTGCTTCTGTACCTACAATAGAAGAGGTAAGTAATGAAGGACCTGAAGACTCAAAGTGTTTCCAACTTTTATTCAATACAGCACCAATATGAGTATTGGATTCTGGGTTTAGGTACACAGAAGTAACTGTAGTCATTGAATGTTCATTTCTTAGTAACTGTTCTTTAGTAATACTGTTACCTACATGGTAAAGGTCATTGATTAATTGGCTATCTTTACTCATAGCAGTAGCTACGTTAGGACTGTTTACTAAGTTACCTAAAATCTCTTTTAATTCATGAGCTTTAGGGAAGTCATATGCTCTAGAGTCAGAAGCTTGCATTGAGCCATCTTCTTTATATGAAGCCCATCCTTTCTCAATATTACGTTGTTTAACGAAGTTATTAAGCTTGTCTAGGAACTCTTGTTCAAAGGCGTAATAGAGCATTTGGTCATTAGCAATAATTGCATCAACCTCTTTAAATTGCTCACCATACACTTCTCTAATACCCTCAAATAATAAGGTAGAGATACCAGAATAATTGAATTTAGTTAATTCTGCTGATTGGTCAGGAGTAATATTATTCATATCCTCAATAACACCTAGGGCTTCCTCTTTGGAACCATAACTGATTTCAAGAGGAGCCATACGAATGGTTTGACCGTACTTGATAAGTCTATCCAATGCTTTTTCATTTTCACTGGTTAAACCTTCTTTCTTAATAGCTTTGTAAAGGTCATTTAATTGATTTAAGTAAGAGGATTTAAATTCACCATTTACTTGGTTATTAATACCAGTACGTTTACCACCATAGTTACTAGGAGTTACTGCTAGTTTAGCTACACCACGTTTAACAATTAGTTTACCTAATTGATTTAATGGAATATCACCAATATCCCCATTCTCAAAATTATCTGTTTGGTTTAGAACCATAAGAGTTTTAAGTAAACCAGTAATCTCATTATCTGTGGCTTTAGAATGTTCATTGGCTTTGGTTAAAGTACCAATAGCATCTGTACGATGAGCAATCGCAGCAAGGAAACCACTATTGATTAATTGATTAAGGGTGTTATCTCCAATATTGTACTGGTCAGCCAAAGTAGTTAATCTTTGGAATCTATTGGTTAGAGTATTAGCTACTACGTTATACACATCATCAATAGTGTCATTTGGATTATCAGAGGTAAAGATTTCTCTAGAACCTTCTAATTCTTTAGGATCTTCTGCAGATGCAATAAAGTCTAAAGAAACTACACCAGTACGTTTAAGTGTATGTAAATAGTTCTCTGTAAAACCAGTAGAGAATTGTCTAAGGTTATTGTGAACACCATTACCAATACCATCGGCTTCAATCATAAGCATTGGTTGGAATTGACCTTTACTGTTCAATCCTTTACCAGATTCCATTAAGGCTAATTGGTATACCGCATTTAACGCTCTAGGACTATCTAAACCAAGAGATTTAATAGCACCTTTAGGTAATGCACTCTCTTTACCATTAATACGGTCTGAGAGGCTCTGCATTGCATTTTCAAAGTTAGGACTATTAAGAATACCATCTAACTTAGTTAATGCATCAGCGACCTTATTACGCTCGATTTTCACACCTAATGCTTGAGCTAATGCAAGAGCAAAACCTGTTACTTGGTCATAATGATTAGTATCTTCAATATTTAATCTATTACGGTAAAGGTCTAAAGCTTCTTTAGCAATATTAGTATGGTCAATTCCTTTAGCATTAAATCCCCATTCCATTCTTGAACCATCTGGATTAGTAAATGTAGGTACAAAAATTTCACGATGGAATTTATCTGCTTGAGGATTAAAGTCCCCATCAATCATGGTACGTTGAGTAGAAATAGCTTTATGTTTTAAATAAGCATGTCTATCAGCTAGAGCTATTTCATTACCCTCATCATCTACACTTAATACATCATTAGCATATCTAGCAATGTCAAAGCTTCTATCTAATTGATTATTTTTAGATGTAAGAGACTTAGTGATAGCTGTTGTATTACCACTAGTGTCTGTGGTATATCCCAACCACTCTTTAATGAATGACTCATTTGTATTAGTGAGAGCAAAGTTAGCAAAACCTTCTCCTTTATTGTTTACGTTAAAGCTGAACTTAATATTGTTCTGGGCTTGAATCATGGAAGTCTGTAAAGAGTTAGCACCAGATGTAGTTACGTTTTTAACATCTTCATTTGTAACTGTATATGGCTTATCTGATCTAAATCCTCTGTACCCTTTATCCCTATTAGGGAATAAATCATTGGCTACTCTAGTGTCATTAAATCTATTGAGTAGAGCCATTGCTAGTACAGTGTTATCCCCTTTAGATGTTACGAATTCAGCTACTGCTTTTTTGTAGTCATCAAAAGAAGTACCTTTACGGAATAAGGTTCTAGCTTTACCACGTTTGAAATGGTCTTTCTTAGTATCTACTGCTCTTTCTGAATCCCATGCAAAAGATACATGGTCAATGAATACAGTTGAAGCTTCTACTGATGTTTCAGGAGGATGTTTGTAGATACGTTGAACATTTACTAAACCATTAGCATGTAAGTAGTTGAATAACTCCGTACCTAAAGAGAATGCTAAGCCTTCCATTTGACTTGCAACATCACTATTAGGGTCTACTTTAATACCTAAATTTCTAAGTGTTTTACGACCTAGTTCTGAGATGAATTCAGATTTAATAGTACCTAAATTAGATAGTGCATAGTCAGTAGTTAGAATTTCAGGAACTATACCTTTCTTATAGTCCTTAATTGCAGCTTCACTTGAGATATTAGGGTTACTTGTGATATCTACTAAAGTAATCTCATTGGCTCCGTTATCAGTATAAGATTCTCTTACAAAAGAACCTTTAGAAGAGATAGTAGGAGTAGATACAGTTTCTGCTAATGCATTAACCATACCAGTAAGTAACTCATCACTCATCTCTACTTGACGTTTACCACCTACTTCACGAATAGTAGTAAAGTTCAAGAAACCATTAAGATTAAAGGCATCTTTCTTAGGATTTTGTAATGGAGATAAGATACTGGTTTCTAAGTGTCTCTTAATGTCAGCATTTAAGTGAGCTAAACCTTTAAGGAAGTATTTATCACCACCACCTACTTCACCATCTGCGTATTTACCAGCTAGTACTTGTTCCTCAGTTACACCACTATCTTTAGAATTAATTTTATCTAAAGTATCTTGGTTAAATAGAGGAGTTCTTTCAGAGTACTTAACATCTGGATTATTCAAAATATTAGTAGCACCTTTCTCGGTAAGGTCTAAACCTTTAAGTCTGTATTCTGCTTTAATATCTTTATTGAATTGAGATGCAATAATCTCTGCTGTACTATCCCAATCTTTTGCTAATTGTTGGATAGAAGCAGAAGTAAAGTGTTTACCTTTAACAGAACTGTCTTCAATTCCTTGTACTTTAGCAAATAGAGAGTTTTTAGCATTTCTAAATGTCTCTGATGTATTGAGAGCGTAGAAGTTACCATTCTTACCTTTAGTCATTCCAAAAGCATTATTGATATTCTCTAATTTATCATTAGTAGGATTATCAAATGCTTGTAAGAACTCAGAAGCAAGTAAAGCTGTTAATGGAGCATTAACTTCTACTCCCTTGAACATTTGAGGGAAGTCATATTTTTGACCATTAGTAGTAAAACCAGTCTGAGCAAATGACTCTAGTTGAGATTTAACATTTGCATAAGTAGGTTCTAATTTTTTAGAGTTTAAAGCGTAATTAAGGATGTGTAATCCTGTACCCATACCAGAAGTAGGGCTAAATTCTTGATGTCCTTCTAGAGGGTTTTTAGGAGCATTAATGATGTACTCTAAACTATCCTTTAAGTCTTCTGCTTCATTACCCTCTAAACCAAGAGAATTAATGAAATTAGGGCTTACAGTTAGTGCATCTTTATAAGATGCTGTATTCTTACTTTTAGCTAAAGGTACATACTGTCTTACTAGCTCATTAGAAATGTCTTTCTGTAATACATAACCTTTAATATTAAAGAAGTTATCAAGAGCTTCTGCTCCTACGTTACGACCTTTAGGAGTTCTAAGAATAATACGAGCACCAGACTTAACTACTTTATTAAGAGCCTCTCTATTATGGTTTACAACATCTGCATTGGTTTGATAATCCAGTAATACTGTATCTGTATCCTTAATATCTTCAATGCTGTATGCAGGGAAATTAGCCATTACTGCAGCTCTTTCACCTACAGAACCACCTTCAAATGAAGGAGTATGTAGGGCTAAGTACTTACTTGCAGCAGAGATTAAGGTATTAAACTCAGTAGCCCCTTTACCTGTAAATTCAGGGAATGAAGCATTTTGAGCAGTATTCTGGTTAGCATCTAATTGGTAAGTAGATACACCTCCAGTGAATACTGTTAAATGTTTACTAGCTCTACTCATAGCCACATAGTTAAGAGCATTAGCAGTAGATGTAATTACTTCCCCATTCAATACTACATTTGCATCTCCTCCCATAGGTCTAGCATTAAAGAATACATTTTGATATGTACTACCTTGAGATTTGTGTGTAGTAATTGCATAAGGGAAATCTACACCTTTTTTAATGTTTAAGTTAGCTCTTAAAATTGCATTAGCTTGTCTATGTAAATCTAAAGTAGATTTTGCAGGATTACTTGTAACATCAACTCTTACACCATTTTCTTTATCTGGATGGAAGCTGAAATATACATCAGAACCAAAGTCAGGAAGAGTTTTAACTAATTCTTTAATACTCTCCTCAATTCTACCTGCATCTCTTGGGTAAGTAGCATTAAGAGCTTTAATAACCTCTTTTCTAATTAATGTTGCTAGTGCATCTCTATTGGCTTTTAGAATCTCAGGTTTATCTGAAACCCCTTCTACAAATAGTGAGTCATTAGGGAATAGGGGAACATATTCTACATCTTTAGTTGGTTCACCATTCTCTTGAAGAATTTCAGGAACAGAGATTGTATAGATAGCTCCTTTAAATGCAGAATCTAAGTTACTAACTTCTAGTACGTCATGAACCATAGAGTTAGTAAATCCTAATTCCTTACCTTTAACACCAGAGCCAATATAACCAATTAACTTTTCACCTACTTGAACAGGTACTTTAGAAGTATCAATATTTCCAAATTTAACATCCCTAGCTAATTTATTTAGAGCGGTAACACTCTTATTAGTATTTGCAACAAGAACATTATTAACTGGGTCAGCTACTACAGTAGGTAATGCTGATTCTAAGAATTTATTGGCATTATCTGTATAAGTAATACTGTCTGTATTAAGAACTGGTACTTTACCTAATTGTTCCCCTTTATGGTTACGAATAGCAGTAAGTACTGCAAGTAAACCAGCACTGTTAGTACGTTTAACTTCAGATAAATTAAATACTTTATTAGTAGGAGTTTCATTAAATACATAACTAGCTTTAACAGTACCATCTGCATCAGTTCCTGAAATAGGAGGTAACTGAGCTGGGTCACCCATAAAGATTAATTTTTTTCTACCATGCTTAGCTGCTTCTTTAAGGTTATTAATTTCATTAGGAGATAGGAAAGAAGACTCATCTACAATAACTACATCTGAATTAAGGGTCTTAAGGAATTTAGGGGTAAATACCATTTCACCATTTTTATTGATGTAAGTAATACCTTGAGTTACAGCAGGTTCTGTACCAGTATTATGAGCAATCACACTTGCAGCTTTCCAAGTAGGTGCAATATAAGCAGCTAGTTTAGGATCTCCAAGAGCAAAGTCTACAGCATACTTAACAATAGTAGTTTTACCTGTACCAGCATAACCAGATACAGTAATAGTTTTACGGAAATCTCTATCTTTAATGAAATCAACCATTCCTTTAAGAGCATGCCATTGTTCAGTTGTAAACTGGAATCCTTTAGGTACTTTAGTTCTGCTTAAGAAAGTAGCTACAAAGTCTTTCATTTCAGACTCTCTTACTTTCATTTGAGCAGCAGCAATTTCTACATCAGAACTATATCCTGTTTCAACTGAAGCAGAACCTAAGTCTTGGTCTCCTGCAATAGAAGCAGAACCAAATAAATCATCTAAATCACTTACGTCATACTTTCTAGATTTAATTGGTTTAAGAACTTCATCTACATCTGGAATCTCAATTTCAAAGTCATCTAATTTATCTAAAGACTCAGCAAACTCTAAATCACTTGAATCATACCCAAAGTCTTCCTTATTCTCTTCTAGATACTGTTGAAGTTTCTTAGTATCTACTTTTGGAGTAGAAGTAGTAGGAGTTGGTTGTGAAGTCTTAGCAGGAGTTGTACTTGTACTAGTATTAGTACTTGTAGTTTCTTTACTTGGTTTAGATTCTTTTTTAGGTTTTGTTTCAGTAGTATCTTTGGTTGCTTTAGAACCAGATACTTTACCTGATAAACTATCAAAGATACCATCTAATGAAGCATCATTCTTAAGGGCTCTAATATAAGCCTGTAATGCTTTTCTATTGGTAAATTTAGTGAAGTCTTCTCCACTTTGTTTTCTCTGACGTTTATCTTGGTTTTTAAGTGCTTTATTAACTAATACAAGTGGCTCTACACCTTCTTTAAGTTCGCCTTTACCATCAAATAAATTTTGCTCATCTGCGTCATTTAAGAGCTTCTCAGCAGCATTCATTTTTTCTTGTTGGGTTAGACGGAAGTGTTGTAACTGTAAAGCACCAATAATACCTAGTTTACCTTTATTGTTTAAAGCTTCTTGAGCATAATCCAACAAACCCCTCATCTGACGACCACGACCAGCAGAACCAATCAATTTCTCATACTGAGTTAATTGTTCAGTCTTAGATGGAATTTCACCCATTTCAATCGCATTAGCAGTACCATGAATATATTGAAGAAGTCTAACTAGACTATTTTTAGTATTGGCTTCAAAACCAGTATCAGAATCATTTAAGGTATCCATGATGTCTTTAGTCATAGTACCAATAGATGACCAAGCTTTAGTGATGTTATCAGTATCTAAAGCGTCTCTAGTTGCAATATTTTTAACACTAGCTACCATTCCCTTAGCTAATTTAGTTTTTAATGCTGCACGCTCTCTAGACGTTAATTTAGTGTCTGCATCAATCTTAGCTACTTGATCTTTATAGTCAGCTACTGCTTTCTTAATAGAAGCAGAACCAGTATCGTCAACTACTGAAGCAGTGGTTTGGTCATTTACTTGAACTGAATAATCTTCTGATTGTTGAGATTGTTGTTCCGCTTCTTTGGCTTCTAAATAGTTCTCTAAAGCAGTTTTACCCTTAATCTTAGCAATGACTGGATTATCGTTTATACTTTGAATATAAGCTTCACGTTCAGCTTCAGACATATTACTCATAGTCTGAACAGCATCTTGTTCTAATGCTTGGCGTAATCCAGCAGTATAATGATTGTGAGATACTACTTGTTCTTGAAGTTGGGCATATGTAGTTTTTTCTTCAGGAGTTAAGTTATCTTCACCTTTTTTATCCAACTCAATATAGTCTTTGACCATTTTACTGATTTGTTTGTCATACTGGTCAGCTAATTCAAAGAAACTAACATCTTCATCTTCACCTACACCAAATCTTTGTTTGAGTGCTTTTGCATTAGCTTCAGCTAATTCACCAAATTTAGTATTAGCAAATGCAGATTTAACCTCATCTACTTGACCTTGGTCATATGAATTTTTACCTACTGCACTCTTAACTTTACCTTTGATTGAGGTATCTTGAGTAGGCATACTTGAACCAGTAATAATAGATTGGAATTCAAGATTTGCTTTTTCTTTGGCTTGGTCTTGTTTAACTTTTGCTGCAGCAGTTAATGGTTTAGCAATAGCTTTCTTAGCTGCAGGCATTAATTCACCTACGTTAGTAACACCAGTAGATAAACCACCAGATAATGCACCTCTAACTGCATCTGCATACATACCTTTAGTGGTATCTACTACATCTTCACCTAAAGCTTTATTTACTGCTAGGTTAGTAGCATAAGTATTAGCACCTTCACCAACACCTTCTTCTATTGATTGAGAACCAATAGATTTAGCGTAGTTACCTACTTTACCTTTTACTCCAGTAGCTCTACCTGCTTTGTCAAACATACGAAGTTCAGGACCAGCAAAGATACCACCTAAAGCAGCTTGAACTTCTACATTAGACTCATAAGATTTTTCACCAGCTTTCATAGCTAGTTCTTGTTTAATCTTATCGTCTGACCATTCAGGATGTTGTTCTTTAAGTTTTTTACCTTCTTTGGTATTAGCTACTTGGTTACTATCCATAGATAATACTGTTTGAGCTGCTTGTTCATAAGTACCAGCAGATTCTTCAAAACCAGTTTTAATAGATTCACCAACAGTACCTACTACACGAGCTCTGTGATTACTTTTCTCTAAAGCTTCGTCAAATTTCTTAGCTTTGACTGTATCAAAAGCTTTCTTAGGTGTAACACTTTCAGCAGCATTTTTACTAACAGTATATTTTGTAGCACCATCTACTTTAGTACCAGCTTTAGTAGCAACTTTTTCAAGATTATCTACTGCTTCTTTAGCAGCCATTTCTCTAGCTTCTTTTTTAATACCTTCTTTGCCTAATTCTTTTAATTGACGTTTAGCTTCAGCTTCAAGCATAGCTTTAGATGCACCACCAACAGCCATACGAGATAAAGCAGCTAAACCACCAGAACCAACTAAGTCAGGAATATTCTGCCATAATTCAGTTACGATACCTTTTGAGTCTTCTAATGCGTTAGCAACAGATAACCATTCAGCATCCGATCTTGCTTGTGCCTTAGCATTTGCATCAGTCATAGTAGCTCTATACTTAACAAATTGCTCTTTCTCAAAGGCATCTACTAAGTTACTACGAGCTGCTTGGACATCTTCATTATTCTGGAAGTCAGACTGCATCATATCCTTACCAAACTGTTGGATACGTTTACCTGCAGTATAAGGATTCAACTCTGCATACATTCTTTCTTCGCCAGATTTAGTAGCAAAGTTTAAAGCAGAACCAAGAGCATCGATTGTTTCACCAACACCACTTGTAATAGCACCTGCAATATTTCTACCATTGAACCATGAAGAACTTTCTCTTTCTCTACCATAGCCCATATTGTAATCTTGGATATCTTGAAGTTTTTTACTTCTAATACCTTGAAGTACATTTTCGCCATATAAAGCTCTTAGAGAATAATCATCTTTAGTAGCTACATCATTAGCAAATTCTGGATCATCAAAAGCAGGTTCAGAAGATAGGTAATTAGCCAATCTCTCTTCTGGACTCTTACTTCTAATAGATCTTTTCTTATCCATATCTGCTTGGATTTGAGTAGCTTGTTCCCCATTGTTAAGACGAGATTCAAACTCTGCTTGGTCAATCTGGTCTTGAGTATCCCCTAGCAAAGCTCTCTTTCTTTGAGTAGCTTCTGCAAGTGCATTAGCTTTACGAGCCATAGCACTAGATTGTTCAGGTGTTTCTGTAGCAATAGCTGTTCCTAATGCACTAGAGGCAGCGTTAAAGCTGCCATCTGGGTCATAGGACATATCTTGTACGAACTGATGTTTAGCTGCAGAAATGCCATTGTAAACATCATTATTCGCAACTGCCTGATTAAGGTCAGCCATTGGTAAAGCAGTCTTGATAAACTGATTAGCCATATATTCCTCTTACTTACTTAGATTTTGGTTTTTCAATTTTAATTGGGTCAAACCCTAGGGCTCTAAGTTTAGCATTAAATTGATATAAAGTTGGAACTTTTTTCTTCTCTTCATCAGATAAAGCAGCAGTACCTTTAACATAAGCGTCATACTCTTTAGCAGTAATTTTCATACCACCAAATCGTTTAGCCAGTTCTTTACGCTTATCACTATTGGTATATACAACGTGTTTATTAGTGTACCCAGCAGAATTAGTTACAGCATTTAAATGCATCTTATCTAACTCAGTCATAGCTTCATTTAGTTTACGAGCAACATTCTGATATCTACCCTCTTCTACGTCATTAAGAGCACCTTTCTTCTTAACTTTTTCAACTACAGAAGTAGGTACAAAACTATTAGTTTTGAATTGCTTTTTTAAATCTGCTGCTTGAGCAAAGTCAAAATTACCTTCTTCACTTTTCTGAATAGCTGAAAGACGTTTATAGCTTTCTTTCATTTCCTTAATGTGCTTAGCATTACGAGATAGCTCAGTAGAAGCATCACTCAAATCTCCATAAGCAAAGGTAACTAAGTTATTGTCATCTCTCTCATTGGATTTATAAGCTACATATTTAAGAGTTTCTTGAGGAGTTAAACCAGCTTCTTTAGCTTGAGTAAGAAGTTCATCGACTTGTTTTTTAGTACCAGAATCAGACCATGAAGCTTTTTCTCTCTTCAAATAACTAGATAATACATTCCATGCAGTATCATTGTCATTTAAAGCTGGAGCTTTAGAATACAGGTCATTCAACTTAATATCTTCACCATCACCAGTAATAGCATCAATTAAAGTGGTTGAAGTTCCTTTCTTAGTAAATTGCTCTTTAATAGCATCTCTAGCCAAGGAATCATTTGTACCTTTCTGTTTAGCATAATTAAGGATAATACTAGCTTTATCTGCATCTGAAAGATTGGGATCATCTAAACCAAGAGTACTAGCAATCTTCTGCATACCTGCATAATTAGCTCTTGCAGAATCAGCTTCAGCAGTTGTCTTAGCTCCCCCAGTCATTAAGTCTCTTTCTTTACCCATTGCATTCTGGAACTCAATAAGAGCTTTAGTAGCACTAGCAGAATCTTTAACACTTCCTAGATTAATACCTGCTGCTCTAGCATTAGCATTAATCTGGTCATTAGCTAACGTGTTAGAAGCATTAATTTCAGCTAATCCATTCTCAATATTCAATGCTTGTTGTTGCTCAGCTTGTCGAATGTCATTATTAAGGTTGTAACCAAACTTATCATTATTGGTTTGAGCTTCATATTCACTTGTAGGAGCTTGAAGATTTAACGCAGTATTGATTGAATCAAGAACAGGAGATACTTGGATATTAGCTAATTTAGATTGAGCTGTACCAGTAGTTTTACCTTCTGCTTCTTTAGGAGATTCCTGTACTGCTGTTTGTGATTGAGCAGTTTGGTTTTGACCATTAGAAGCATTAGTACCTGAAACATCAGTATTTCCCATACCCGAAATAGATAGAAGTTTCTGCATTTCAGTAATAACTTGATTTCTCTGTTGTTGTACTGCAGCGAATTGAGGGTCTTTAGAATCCATTACTTTAAGAGCTGAGTCTAACTGAGCAATCTGTGCTTCTTTCTGAGAGATTAATGGATAGAACTCTGCTGTATATTTACGGTCTGTTTCATATCCTTTATTAGCCGCAGAAGTTAAATCATTAAATGTAGCGTTAGAAATATTACCTCTATTATCTGCAATTAATTTCTGGGCTTTAGTGTAATCCCCTGAAGCAATAGCTGCTTGAATAGCCTGAATACTTGCTTGACCTTGACTAGAGAAATCTTTATTAAGGTCATTAGCTTCTGCACGTTTAACAGTATCCTGTTGCCATGTTTTAGCTGCTTGGTTAATATCACCAAGATTGATACCATTGGTTCCAAAAGCTCTATTTAAGTAATTAGCATCTGCATAACCATTGCGTCTTAAAGCTTCTAATTCTTCCAAAGACTGAGCATTATTCATCTGATTAATTACATAATCAGCATTAGCTTTTCTAGCTTGTTCTTCAGCTTTTACTCTATTACTTTCAATAGTACCTAGAGCGTCAGCACCTAAGTTAAGTAAATCCTGAACTCTACCAATTTGTCTATCACCTGCATTAAGGTACATAGATAAAGCTTGATTAGCTCCTGAGTCATTAACATTAGTCCATTTAATTTGAGCCATATTAACCTACCATCTTTCTGTTAAATTGATTGTAAATAGCATTGGCTAATGTTCTGCTATCCACTTTATCTAAGTTTCCTCCAATAGCTTGTTTAGTATCTTTGGTTAAGTTATTCCAAATATTACTTCTAACTTTACTGGAGATTTCACCACCTTCTAAAGCACCAATGATTTGACGTAATCCACCTACACCTTGGTTATGAGCCAAGTAAGCAGTAGTGTCATTAACAGGTAAACCAAATTTCTTCATTTGGCTCACATAAGAACCCATTTGATGATTGAATACTTTACTTGCTAAGACATCATCTTGCATATCATCTAGCTTATAATTAGTTTTATTTGCTCGGTTGTAGTCATCTAAGTATCCCTGACCAATTTGATATTTTCCTTTATAACCTCTTTTATTAAGGAAAGGATCATCACCTTTTCTACCACCTGATTCAATATTCACTAATCTATCAACAAAAGTATTAGATAAACCAGAATCCCTTAATTGAGGGATTAAGGCAGCATTACCTAATGCAGTATTTGCAACAGTTGAAGATACTACATTAGATGGGGATACTTGATACTGTACTTGAGCAGGAATTGCTGGTTGCACTGTATTACCTCTTAAATCGTCCATAGAGCGATTAAATTGATTTAGCCCACTTAAGTCTAAGGCTTGACGATTACGTGCGTCTATAGCGTCTTGGTGAGCTTGTAGAACACCATTCATTCTACTAATCTGATTTAGAGTAGAACCTACCCCAAAATCGGAATCGGAATAATCTGCTCCATTTTGAACTCTATTCCAATTAATTTGCATTAGTAATCCTCTTCTACTCTACGATTACGATAATCAACTCCTAGAGCTTGTTTAGCGGCAGAACTCATACCTACATAACCTCTACCAGAAGCTTGGTCTCTATATTGAGCATTCATAGCTTTAGCTTGGTTTCTAAAGTTAGCATGATTCAATGCTTTCTGTTCTTGGAATTGTTGTTGAGCCAATTTCATTTGTTTATTACCTTGATACATACCCCATAGAGTACCTACACCTTGTAACGCTAACTGACCTAACTGGAAACCAGACATACCAGTACCTAGTACACCTTGGTTTGCTTGTTGTTGTTGTTGCCAAGCATTTAAACCAGCATTCCATCTGTCATTTAATTGTTGTCGTGTACCTTTCATAGCTAAGTCATTACCACCACTAGCCATCCAGTTACTCATGAATTGTTGTTGGTCTGCACCAAGGTTATTCATACCATACCAATTATTTAAGTTATTACGGTATGTATCATTAAGGGTAACATTAGTCTTGAAATTATCCCCTGTTAATCCCCATAGATTACCAATACCATTATCAGTAATTGTATTTGCAGTACCAATATTTGCTAATGCAGTTTGACCTACCCTATTAACAGGTCTACCAAACTCATCCAAAACTTGGTTATTTGCATAGTAATAACCACCCATTAAACACCTCCTACGGTACTTGATTGATTTAATTTAGTTGAGAAATTTAAACTAGATACTGGGTCAAAAGTAGTAAGTTCTAGGCTTAATTTAGATTGTAAGAATCCAGTTAAATAATCCATACCACATAAACTATTAACATCCATTGTAGTTAAACTGTAGAAGGTGCTCGGATCTTGTGCTTTAATTCTCACATTAAGAGCCTTGAGAACTTCTTTTACATCATACTGTAATCCTGTTAATTTTTCACCTTCTTGTTTTTCCTCTAATTTACTCATAGCTGAATTATAAAGTTTCTGTTCTTGTTCCATTGCAGATTGTAGATTAGCCATATTCTGCTCTTGCATTTGACTTCCTAAAGCTGTACCACCCTCTATAATAAGAGTTTTTGCGATGTCTTTATAAGTAATCTTAGCTACTTCCTGTCCTATAGTTTTTACTACAGTAGAAGCCATAGATTGAGTAGTAGTCTTAGCTACCTCTGTTGCTACTTGTTTAGAAGCTACTTCAGAAGCATAAGGCATAGCAGATTGGTTCATATCAAATCCGCCTGCATAAGCAGCAATAACAGCTACAACTACAGCTACAATAAGAGCGAGGAATCCTTTTAATCCAAGTAACTTACTTAAGAGAGCAATACCTTTACTAACTGCAAGTGAAATCAATTGTGCAATAACAAGGTTAGATACTAAGTTTACCCAGAAAGCAGAAGTACCCATAGCAGTAGCAGTAGCAGATGCCCATGCAGCTAATGAACCACCTCCAGAAGGGGTAGCAAGGATAATAGCTACAATTAAGCTGACTACTGTAACAATAGTTTTTATAAAGCCTAGATTTTTACTATGAGTTTCTGTATGAGTCCATTGATGTTGCCAAATAGCTCTTCCAGCAAATCTAGTTAAATCTGCTCCTCCAAGCTTCATAGCACTTCGTAAATCCAAAGGAATAACAAAGAAGTTTTGGACTTTATTAATGGTTTTATATCTTTTACCGCCATGACTAATTTGAGTACTTACATCAATTTTATTAAGAGCAGTTTTTTCTACATACTTTAATTTATTACGTTCATACAACATACCTAGTTCATTGTAGGCAGAACTGTAAAGCCAACTAGCATTAAGGTTTTGTTCTACATAGTTTTCATGGTTACCTCTAAATCCTCCTACTAAACCAGCTACAGCAATAACTTCAATAGTATCTGCAGTAACTTGTTTACAGAAAAATGTATAACCAAAAGAAGATAGGGTAACTTGAGCTATAGTGTGCTTTTGACCTTCTTCCATTGTATGAATAACATCTGTTCTTTCAGGATCTCCTCCAATGTTATACTGTTTTCCTCCAGCTTCAGTAGTGAAGTATTTATCCTCTGCAAGTTCTATAGGAGGATTCAATAACCTATTAATAGTTTCTTCTGGACTATATAATAAATCTTGGAAATGTTCTGGTACTAATCTACTTGAACCACTTCCTCCATCACTCATATTTTCAGTTCTAACCCATCTAGTTTGTTTAGAATACAGAGGGTCTAACTTACCTCTTCTAGTTTCTTGAATTCTATGAACTCTTTTAGTTTTTCTAATTACACCCTTCATTTTGAATTCTTTGATGTAGCAAAAAGAAATTCTTCCATGAAGTTGTCCTGCATGGTAATCAAATTCATATCTAGGTAAGTCTTCAGGATTGAATCCTTTATTCTTAGCAAAGTTAGCTTTAAGAGCAGCTTCAAATTTAGAGTAACCACCATCACCTAATACCTTCATTAATTTTTTAAAGAAGATACGATTGTATTTTTCCATCACATCAAAATTAGTAGCTAATTTAGTTGCTGGTTGAAGGGAGTTAAAAAATATCTTATCTGAGGCTTCTTGGATAGAATTAGCAAGGGATATTTCTCTTGGGTCAGTACCTAAGTATTTACCCATTTGAATTAAATGTCTCTTATCTCCAGATTTGTAATCCAGTTTATCCGTTATAGTTACATTTCTTTTATATTTACCACCTCGTTGAATTACTCTTTGAGCTTTTTTAATCTCAATATCTTTTTCTCTTTCTCTAGATTTTTTAGCTACAGCTCTATTAGCCTTAGGAGCATCTTCTTCTTTTCTGGTTTCGTCTTCTGGCTTATCTTTAGTTTTTTCATCAATAAGCTTGTAAGCATCTTTAAGTTTCTGAGCTTTAGAAGTATCAAATACATCAGTCCAGTATTCTTTAACTGGTAAGTAAGGGAATAACTTAAATAGTCTTTTATCCCTTCTAGAATTGAAATTAACATCACCTAATTCTTTAACAGCTCTTGCTTTATTGTACATATCCCAAATAGTAGGATTTTCAGATTTAGTTGCATACAAGAATTTCTCTTCATCATATGTAACAGTATGTACTTCAGTCCAATACCTTACAGATACTCTTTTAGGAGTAGTTCCTATAATCTCTAATTTTTTATAAGTAATTACTTCCACAGGAGCTTGTAGAGCTTCTGGCTTAGGAGTGGAATCTACTACTTCAGAGATGTCATAAACAATCTTACCTTCACCATCAAATTCATCAGTAATCCAGTTGGATTGTTTACTTATTGTTAGTACAGTACCTGCTACATATTCTGGTTTACGAAGATTCTCAAATACATCAGAATCCTCTCTATGAACCACTCTCTCTTCATCTTTCACTACAACAGTAGGACTAGTATTACTAATCCAATACGCTATGCCTACGCTCTTCTCAGGCTCATATACAGTAGTATCCAATACATAGAAAGGAGCTGAAGATGAAAATTGAGATACATCTTCTCTAGGATCTACTAATAGAATAGATTTATACCCAGAGCTATTTTCTGTACCTACAATCCAAGTATTGTACTTAGTACCTCTAATTTGAGTAGAAGCAGATGTCAAAGTATTAATAGCAACAGAGTTACCCCTTGAATCTGTATCATGGAAGTAATCTAGTCCATACTTCTTCTGCATATCAGCTAGAAACTTAATCCCACCTAAAACAGGTACTCTATCTTCCTGTACAATGCGGTAAGGTCTAGTTCCTATAGAAGGGTCAAGAGCTTTTAACTCTTTTTCTGAGATGACTGTAAGTTCATAAGCAGATTGAAATACCTGTCTTAGAGACCATGTAACATTACGCTTTTTAAAACGTTTAGTAGCATATTGATAAAAATGGATTAAATCCATTCCTGCTCCAGTTCTAATTCCTTCTTCTACATCTTGAGCTACATTAGCTCCACCACTTCTAGCAACAGAAGCAGCTCCCATAGTAGCAATGGGGTCAGCAAGCCAACCCTCATTTAAATTAGATACTGACTGGGTATAGTAATATTGATACCTAGTAGTATGATAACCCATAATAACCTCTACTTAGTTAGTACTTTAGCATTAGAAGGGTTTGGTGTATTTTCAGTACCATTCATCTCATCATCAGATAAATAATCACGGTAGTTTTTAGGCATTTCAAATACATCATTAGGCATATTGAAGTATTTCTGTGCATACCAGTTAGTAGCTCTATCCAAGCCAAGAGCATTGAATGCAGATGGAGATAGAGTTGCCAAGTCAGCAGTCTTCTTCGTACTCCATCCAGATTGAAGAGCAGAATAGAATTTATTATAGCCATCTCTCTCAAAACCTACTGCTTGTGCTTTGTTTACATTGATTTGAGCACCTAGTACACCACCAATAGGTTTACCATCAATAGTATCTGAGTATTGAGCTTTAGCTGCTTTTAACTGTTCAGTAAGAGCTGTAATGTTAGCGTAAGCAGTTGCTGTCTGAGCCTTAATAAGAGCTGCTTGTTCTTTTTCTTTAAGTAATTGTTGAGCTTGAAGTTTCAAGGTAGCTCTCATTTGAATTAATTGAGCATCTTTAAGTTTGATGTCTTTTAATGCACCTTGAGCTTGAGCATTGATTAACTTGGTTTGTTCTACAGTTTGTTCTGTTTGAGCTACTAACTGTTTGGTTTGTTGTTTAGACTGAGTTAGTTGTTCAGCAATTACTTGAGACTGGATTTGAGCCTGAGTAACTTGTTCTTGTTTAAGTTTTCTATCTAATTCAGCTTGAGCTAATTGTTCAACTGCTAATTTACGTTGCTGGCAGATTAGAGAAGTTTGTTCTCTGATTTGGTCAGTCTGAGCAACAATCTGAGGAATACGATGTTTCTCTTGCTCAATTTGATATTCCAATAAATCCAGTTGTCTTAATTGAGCTTGTAATTGAGCATAAGCTAGACGTACTTTAGTAGGCATCATAATGAGTTCAGCTTTAGCTAATAAAGCTTGAACATTTGCCTGCATCATCTGAGCTTTAATTAAGTAGGATTGCCAAGTAGCCTGTTCTTTACTAAGAGCAAATTGAACCCCATGTTGCATCATTTGACCTAATGCTTCAGAGTAAATAGCCTTTGCGTCATCTTTAGTAAATAGTCTTTTCTCATTAATACCATATTCAATTTGGTTTAATGTAGCGGTACTTAACCAGTCAAAAATACCATGACCGTGTGTTTCTCTGGTTGTAATAAGAGATTTATCTACAGGTTCTACTTTTTCTTTTGGTTCAGTATCTACACCTAAAAGATCTTCCAATCTTTTAAGCATATCCTGCATTTCTTTACTTTCTTCTAACTTAGTTCTGTCAAATTCAGGTACAACTACTTTAGTCTCTGGTCTACAAGGAGATGACTGTTGAGTAGTTAGAGGAATAGTCATTGAAGTATCAAGACCTATGTATCCATCTAAAGCTAAAGGTGTTACTAAAGTATTTAAAGTAGGATCCAAAGAATCTTGAGAAATGTAATTAGGAGTATTGTAGTCAGCCAACTGAGCAATAGTATCTGCTAGTTTACTTACTTCATCTGCTACTTTCTCATCTTTAGGAGTTACTAGAACACCATTCTCATAAGTAAGTTCTTTAGTTAAATCTTTAACAGATTGAGGTACATCAATATTAGGTACTACTACTGTCTGATGTTTAATAGGTTTATCTAGACCTACATTTACGTTGTTAGCAGTATTATCCAATACTTCTTCATGTTTTGAAGTAATAGCTCCAGCCAAACCAATATGAATACCTTGGTCATCATATGCATTAACATTTGTAGCTACTTCTAATTCAACATAAGAAGTCTCATCTGTAATAGGTTTTTCGTTAACTGGGGAAAAGGATTTGTACCCTGCTCCAGATGTTTTGTATTTATCAGTTGGCTGTGCCATATTAATCTCCAATAAAAAATCCAGTACTTAGTACTGGACTTTGTTGTTATGCTAGTGTACTACCTGAAGTTTCATCTGCATCCATCTGTCCAGTACCTTGAGCAGCTTGGAGAGATGCTAATTCCTTAAGTTCTTCTTCCGTTAAAGGAGGGAGTTCAATAATCTGGAATTTAGGAACAAACTTCTTAGCCTCTGGTTTATTTAAGTTTGCTTTTAATTGATTATGTAATGCAGTTGGCATTACAGTGTAATTCAGTGTCTTTAGATGGTCTAAAATCCATCTTTCTGCATGCCATGGTGTCTCAATAAATGGGATAAATTTACGAGTAATCCCAATAAAGTCATTACCTACTGTAACGTACATACCAGTGGCGGATTGTAGAGAAGGGTCTCTTACAATGATTTGATAGCGTACTAATTTAAGAGCTTCATCTGCAGCAACCATAGTTGCTAAATCTCTTTTAGATGCTAATTTAGGAGCTCTAACTGCAGCATTAGCTTTATCGTTAGATGCCATTTTCTCTAAGACTAAAGTCTTAAGTTTATCCGTAGTAATGTTATTCGGATATGTAACACCAATTAGTGCTGCTTTTTCTTTCCAGTACTCACGAGTGTTTTCATCTTGCATCTCAGGAGTTACTACTTCATTTGTTAATTCAATACTCATTTTAATTTTCCTTTGTTATTAAGACCTCCCCTACTGGAGAGGTCTTTAGTGAACTGTTAATTAATTCCAATTATTACATTGGAGCAACTGTTTTAATGATACCAATACGTTCTGGACGTTGTACCAATAAACCATACCACCATTGGATAGATACGAAACCAATTTTACCGTATGGGTCGATTAATGACGCAGTAGCTTCGCCCGGTTTCTTAGCAATGATTTGGAAGTTGTTATTAACACCATTTGAACCATTGAAAGAAATAGTAGAGAACGCATCATCTCCTAAACAGATTAATGGGAAGATATCGTATTTACCGTTAGATGCAGATAAACCGAATTGTGGGTCTGCTGCTGCACCTTCACCTCTCCATGCTAACATTTTGTCAACTTGAACGATACGGAATTTACCAATGATACCTACTTCATCTTCCATGATTGTACCAGAAGCTGCTTTGTATTGATGTACTGGAATAAATGTAGGGTTACCGTGTTGATCTTGCATAGCTTCCAATAAAGCAACAACTTCTGAACCACAGAATAAAGTACGGTAAGTAGTTGCTGTACGAGTATCTACATTAGTAGAACCAGCAATATACTTAGTATGACGTGGAGTTTGGTTGTCATCTAATGCACGAGATAAACGAGATAATGCACCTAAAGTAAGTACAGAAGTCTCGTCCATAGTAGCATGGTTAGTTGCATTACCAGCATAGATTACTGTACCTGCTGAGTTTAATAAGTCAGCTTGTAAACAGTCTTCAGTGATTTGTTCAGCAGCTTCTAACGCTCTACGGTACATAGATTGGTAAAGGTTAGCATCTGAATCAAACTGGATTGCATCGTCTGAGTATTCATAGAAAATACCAAAACGGTTAAAGGTAGATTCAGTTTCTGAACGTGAGAAACCGATACGGTTTACACGACCACCAATTTCAGTTAAGTACGGTAATGCACCTTGGATACGACCGATATCTCGGCTAGAACCATATAAGTTACCGTTACGGATTTGTACACCACGAGCATCAATACCTTGGTCATTGATGTTACGATCATCTAAAACTGGGTATTCAATCGCTTGTTTGATTTTTTGACCCATGTTTTTAGGCATAGAAATACTAGATGCCATACGAGAGAATTTACGCTTTGGAGCGGTATCTCGTAAAACCTTTTTTAAGTAGAAAGCTTTTTCTAATTGTTGACGACCAACAGAAGATTCTACTGGTTCACCACGTAAACCTTGTGGGTCATTGTATAAGTTACCACGTGGGTTGATTGTTGCAATGTTATGAGTAGAGGTGATTTGACCACCTTGCATTGCTGGGATTGGATTTAATTCACTCATTTAATTTACCTTAACTATTTAAAACGGATATTGTTCTTTCTGACAAAAGAATCAAAATCAGTAAACTTAGACAATTCAGCATCATCCATTTGAGCTAACTGATTTAAGTCATAGACACCAGTTGGATTAATAGAAGTAGATACTGTATTTGGAATACCTGCTTGATACTTGCCAGACTGTTGGATATTTTGAGGTTGTTGAACATTGTTTCCAACTACCTGTCTATTAGGGTTATAAGAGCCACCCCAATGGCTAGGTTTAGTATACTTATCTTCTGTATTCAGTAATTGGGTAGCTACAGTATTGTATGCTTCAATCATTGATACACTAGAAGGAATCTTACCTAATGCTTGTTCTCTTTGAATGATAGCCATAGTATCTTGGAATAAGCCACTCTGAACTTGTTCAGCCAAGGTATTAATTAGGTTTGGATTGTCATAAACCATTTCTTTAGATTTATCATCCCAACCTTTAAGATTAGTTAAGACAGTTCTACCATATTCATTTTCATTAGCCTCATCTACTGCTTCATTAAATTCCACAGATTTAGCATCCATAATATGATTAGGAGCTTGATAAGGAGTTGCTTCAACGTCTGGTAGACTATAAGTATCTACGCCTGATTCTTTGATAAGTTGTGCAATAGCTTCTGGCTTATGATTCATAAGGTCAATAGCAAAACTTAACTTATCACTATCCAATAGACCATTCTGTTCTAAAGATTTTAATGCTCCTAAATGTGGTCGAATTTTTCCCAACTTCTTCTGATAATTCATACCCATTTGCATCAATCTGCGAATGTCTTTTGGGTCATCTACTTGAACATCTGCATTATTCGCTCTAAATGGGCTTGTAAGGAACTTTTGGAATTCCTCTGCAGACATACTAGTAGGTTGTTCAATCTGCTCGTTAGGAGTGGATTCAGGAGCTTCCTGAGTACCCTCTGTAGGAGTTTCTTGAACTGATTGTTGTTCTGGAACGATTTCTTGTTGAGGTTGTTCCTGTACCTGATTCTGTTCTTGAGGAACTACTGGAGCTTCTTCATTTTGTAATTGAGCTTCAATAGCACCTTGGTGTTTTTCAAAGTCTTCATCTGACATTGAACCAAGATCTTCAACAGATAGATTTCTAACATCTAATTCGCCCATTATTCTACCCCATAGAAGTCTTTAAGTTCTTGTACTGTAGCTTCAGTGAAAGGTCTAGATTTAGCACCTTCATTTAATACTTCAGTAATGTAATTATGGAAATAACCAATAGCATGTACATCACGAGTAAGTTTAGCTACATGGTTTTCTGGTAGAGCATGAGATAATTGAATAGCCAATACCTTAGGCATTGACTCTAAGAATCCCTGTTGAATTACTAGTTTAAAGTCTGGATTATCTAACAGACGTTTAAGAGCATCAGCTTTATCCACATTTTCTTTGTGAACTTTAAGCTCTGCCTCCATACGTTCTCTTGAATCCATTAATTCAGTAGTAGTCATTATTTGCTGTCCTCTGACTAGATTTCATTATTAACGGTATGACCATCACCTTTGATGTAATTGCCTAATCCGTCTGCTTTAAATAACCCACTAGGTAATGCACCTAATTCTGGGTTTGGTAATGGTTTAAAGTTTCTTTGAGGGGAAACCTTAGAACCAGATTTCTTTGGTTTATCTTTACTATCAGCTTTACTATCAGCTACTTCTTTTTTAGTGTCATTATCCATTTTAGCTTTAGCCAATGAATTACGTCCTTTAAGAGTTTCTGTAGCAATCTTACCTTCATTCTGAGCTCTTGCTTGAGCTTCAACAATTTCTTTCTGACGAGCGTGTTTAACACCTTCTTGTTGTTCCATGAAGTCAAGATTTTTAAGATCAGTATCAGCTTGAGTATTGCCAATTTGAGCATCAATGTAGTTACTTCTAGCTCTATAGTATGCTGCTTCTTCTTGTTCTTTTTGTAGTTTAGCTTTAGCTAATTCTACCTCTAATTGAGCCAATTCTTGTTGAATAGGATCTGGTTGAGGTTCGTATTTCTGAAGAGCAGATACAAAAGTATCCAAGTTATATAATTGTCCTAGTTCAAGAAGCATTAGTTTCTGCATTCCCCAGTCAGCATTAGGTCCCATTGTTTGAAATAGGAAACTCATTTGTTGAGCTTTACCTTCAGCTTCACTATTTGACTTAATTCGGACTTGTAAGAAGAAATTACCTTGTAAATCTTCTTTTTTAATTTTTACAAATTCGGTTTGTGTTATAGCAAAAACTTCTTCTTCGTTCAACCATTCTGTATTCATTTTAAGGATTTTAGCACCAATTTCCTCTAAACCCTTAGCAATTCTGAAGATAATATCTCCTTCTCTTTGGTTCATAGCAGAAATTGCTTGGCTCATACCAGCAACTACTTGACCATAAGCATTACCATCTAAACCACCTTGGAAAGATTTAATACCTGTTGCTGCTTCTGCTTCAGAATACTGTTGTTGCATTAACATCATAGCAGTCTGGGATACTTCATTAGCAGTGTGCATATAGATAGCTTCTGCTGGATGTGAGCCATTAGGATTATATTCGTAATCCTCGCCTTCTCTAAATTTCTTATAGTTAGTAGGATCTAAGTATCCCTTAGGAGTTGCTGTCTGTCCATTAGCACTTCTAGCATTAATATCAATTACTGAACGTACTAATGCAGTAAGAATCTTCTGATTATCTTCCACTAATTCAGCATCTGGTTCGCCATACACTGAATTTTTAATTGGCATATAAGGAATAATAACAAATGGTAAACCACCATCAGGGAATGGATTACGTTCCATCTTAATAATGAAACCATTACAGATAGTAGCAGTGAATGATTGAACAATACCTGTACCATCAATATCCCAATAACCCCAATACTCTAATACTTGAAGTTTTTGTCTTGGTTTATCATTAAAGGTAAATTGTTTACCATCTGCATAATCCTCCAGAATCGCATTGTAAACGTCTGTTGGCATATTAGCAGGGGTAATACCGCCTTCTTCAATTACACCGTCTCTACGCTCCAAATATTCAAGATTTTTATAGGTATCTGGGAACTTCTGATTAAATGCTTTAAGGGTAGATAAGTCAGTTTGGTATTTATAGATTGCAAATCTAGCTTTACTAAAATCTCCATCACATGATGGGTCAATAATTAAATCCTGAGTATTAATTACTTTAACACTTGGTTTATTCTTAGTATCTACAATCTCTGAAATAGTTTGAGTCTGTCCTGTATTGACAGCTACTACTGGAATTCCATATTGAGAACTAGCTTTAATTGACTCTTGTAAATCTTCATCAAAGGATTGGAATATCTGAGTTTCATCTGAAGATTCAACACCAGTCTGTTCTTGTTCTTGGCTGATTTGTTGCATAGCTTCCATAATCATTTGAGCTTGCATCATATCTGCTTGAACATACTCATATACTGGTACTTCAAATTCTTTTCTTTGTTGTTCTACTTCCCAACCAATACGAACAATAGCTGTACCTTCATTAACCATTGCTCTAGTTAAATCATTTACAAATTTTACTTTATTAATAAGGTTATTGAATTGGTAGTTAAGAACTAAACCATTCTGAATACTTGCATTCAAATGGTCTGGGGATGTTGCTGACACTTGGAATAGGTTCTTTTCATTTAGAATAGATGAAGCTAAGGAGCTATATCTCCACTCAGCTAATCTACGTACCATCTTAGGTACAATACCTGAACGACCTTTCTTAAGTCTATTTGTATCAGTCTTTGCATTTAAGGTTTCTAACCACTTAGCTACTCTACTAATATGGTTAGAATGGAATGAGGCTGCTTGTTGATAATCATCAAGTAGATTTTGAGCTGTTGGCTCTTGTTTCCAATCTGTTAGTTTCTTATGACCTGTTCCAAGTACTTTTTCAGATAGCTGGTCTAAGTCCTCTTGTGTAATTGGATTGGAAGATTTAATTGAAGTATTTAATTGTACTTGTTGCATAAGTTACCTTAGGGATATAGCCCTATTGCTAGGGCTATTATATTACGTTAAATGGTCCGTAGGTCCTAAAAAAAGAGATTCTGCCTCATTTACTTTAGGTTCTACAACTGGGTCTGTTACAGTTCCCCTGTCGCTACTTCCGCTACTTTTTTTTTTTAGGTTTAGCAGTTTTACCATCATCAGTTGCTTCTTCAGCTTTTGCTTCTTTGGCATTAACTGCTTCTGGTTGTTTAACTTCACCTAAGTCTTCGATGTCATGAGTAACTTTAGCTACTTCTGCTGGTTCAGACCAGAAGGTATCTACTACAGTAGTACCATGAGCATGAGTAGATTTAGCATGAACCACTTCTGCACCTTCAGGGATAGCGTCAAGAACTTCTGTACGACCATCACAAGGGTTAAAGTCAACAACTTTGTATTTGCCATCTTTAACTGTAGGAGTGATTTCTTTCACTACATCTTTCACTACTAAAGTAGGAGCTACTGGAACTACTAATTTAGCAGTAGGACAAACTCTATTTACTGGTACTGGCATAGCAGCCACATCAGCATAGGTTTTACCTTTTAACGGATTTTCTCCACCGTCTACATGACATTTAGGGGTGCAAGGAGCACACTTGTCAGCAGGCGTTAAATCGTTGGCTCTGTGGAGGCGAACCATTTCTTCATAACTTAATGCACCGTGCATATTAATTTTCTCCAAATTAAATTGACTTAAATTTAAGCCATTAACTAGTATATACAATTATTTGATGATTTCAAAGTGGGGAGCATCAATGAATACTTTGTTACCCACCATTCTTCGAGCATCGCTGTAATCCTTCACCATTCGCATAGGAGAACGTTTATCTCCATTTAGCTTAGTCCAACATCCACCCCAACGGATATTTACTCCTAGAGCTTCTGCTGCTTGTTGCATTGCTAATGCAATAGGATAGAAGGCATTTAGTTCCCAGTTCACAGGGTAAGGTACTAAATCTACTGCATGAACAAATCCATCTTCTTGAACCAAGTGTTTTGAATTCATGGTTTGACTTACACCTTTTTTCACATTGGCTTGTTGTTGAGCCACTGTGCGTTCACCCTCTGTAACTGAGAAGTCTGTAGTAGATAGCTCAATGGCTTTCTTTACTACTGCAACTAAATCAGGATGAACTTTTGTTAAACGACTTAGAGATTTATCACTCAATTTAAAACTCATTTGAATTTTTTCCTTAGAAATTTCTTGGTTAATTCAGGAGCCAGATCGGAGATAACCTCTAAGATATTAGTTCCAATCATAGCCCCAGTTAAAGCAATTAAACCAAGATAACCTGTTTCAATGGTACTCTTGTATGCAAGACCAATCGAAATACCACAGTACACACCAATCAGAAAATTTATTAATCTTTGTTTAAAGTTATACTTATCGTCATCCAATGAGGATTTTATAGAGCCAAGTAAACTACCAAACACGACCATAATAATCGGTTGATGTTCAACGAGAAACTCCATAATTTACCTTCTTTTCTTGTTTGACGAATAAAGCACCACCTAAGAACCAGAAACCTAGATAAGTAGATACAATAACCATAGGATTCAATGGTGGGTAAATAGTTACGTATTTGTAAGCCACAATGAATTCAATCAATGCTCCTAATAGTAAAGACAGATATTTGTATAAATCTCTGTTTTTACAATAATGTTCTGGGATTAAGCTTACAAAACTTGAGAGAATACACGCTAACAGTAACCAAACTAACTTAGTAACACGTGGTTCAAATGTATTAGGTAAATCCACCTCAATGATTCCAAAGATATGGCTCACACAAAGCATGAACCATATAGAATGGAACCCTAAGTTATAGATTCGTACATTGCGTGTATCAGCTCCGTATAAACATTTTAGGATTCCCATAAGTTACTCCTTACAAAGTACCTTCTGTATAAGTCTGTGGTGAAACAGTCAATTTACCATTGAAATCTTCAACTACGTATGGTTTGAATTCCCATCTTTCATAAGAAGATGCTTCGTTTTTATATCCAGAAACTTCTAATCGGCTTAGGTATTCTCCAGTGTAGGTATGTGTACCTGAGATTTCTGAGCCATCTGGATAACGTACAACGTAAGACACTTCATGTTCTGTAGAGTCCATTAGTGCTAATAAGGTATTTAGTTCTGCAGTTTCAGTACCATCATAAGAACGAGGTACATATTCAAGATTATAGCTAGATGTACCAGTTTCAGGTGCATAGGTATGTTCTTCATAAGGAAGTGTAGGATATGCTACTTGAATTTCAGTAGGTTTAACTAATGGATGACCGTTAGCTTTAGCAAAACGTTTCTTAGTAGTTACTGTAAAAGTTTTACCTGCATTAGCAGTATTGAAAGCTTTAGCATTTGCATAATCACTTTTATTAACTTGTACATATGTATTAGCAGGATTATAATCAGAATAACTTAATGGGTTACCATCTACTTGTGAAACTGCATTGCCAGTCGCTAATAAGGTAATAACTCCACGTTCTTCATGAATCTCTGCGGTAAGCGGCTCAGTTAAACTTTCATTCACTGGTGCACTACGAGGTTTTTTCTCTTTCTTAAATGCGTCTGTTAATAACTGAGTAGCTTTATGACGGAACTTAGCAAAGACTGATTCTACATAGTAATCATCGTCTTCTTGAGGTTCTACATAATCAGTAACTACTTCAAACTCATCCGCAGTATTTTCTACATCAATAACTGCTGTTAATTTACCATTAATATTCTTAATGGTTACATTATCAATATCAGCACCAAATATAATTTGTTCTGCCATATTAATCTCCTAAAATTTTATTAAAACTAATCCAGTATTACACCCATAACGAATTACCATTATAAGTGGTCAACTAGATTCTGTACTTCTACTTTGCTTGGTGCAACCTGTTTATTAAAGAAGAATCCTTCAATAGTGAAAGGTTGTACTGAGTATTCAGCTTTCTCAATTAAATACCATTCCAATGAAGGTTCAAAGTCTTTAGCTGACAATCTATTGCTAGTAGATTTTTTTGTACCTTCGTATTCACGACCATTAATATCTCTGAACTTATATGAGTAAGTTTTTTCAACTTTTTCTGATGCAGTTAGTTCTTCTCTAGAAGAATCTAAATATACATTTCCACTATAAGATTCAGCATATAATTGCATGGTTGGGGTACTT